AACCATTCTCATTTCAGATGATTTGACATCTTGTTTTCCAGAAGAAATGGTATCTATTGTCATATATTTATTAAGTGATGGTGAAACCTGAGTAGATAGTGTATTTAGAGTGTCTGCTATTTGATATATATATCCAACATCAAGTGGTTGACCACGATTTGGGAGAGGTATTCTAGCCATAGTTATTCCATTATACCATTAAAGGGTTTGTTCACTACTAATTAGATATGTAGCAGCATCAAAAGCCTGTTTAACTTGTGTAATCTTTTGTACTCTAAACTTCATATGTGTTGGCCCTGTAGATGGATATGTCATAGAGTATTGAGTACCCTGCGAAACTCCAACCCATGTCCAATTTCCGTATGTTCCACCTGTTTTCCACTGAACGTAAATATCAAAGTTTTTTATTGACGCTTGTTTTTCTTGTAATATTTTTTCTTCATTAGTTGGATTAGTTATTAAAAGTGCGGGCATAGTCCAAGAAATTTCTGCAAGATGTGCTATATCATTTATAATAACATTATGAGGAATACTCGTTCCTTCAATATCTTCAATATCAAAACCAACTTCATCAAACGTACTTGTTGATCCTAGTTTGTGTATTGGTGACCAATGTGAATACCTATTCTTATCTTCAGAAACAATTCTATATCTCATTTGATAAAATAGTTCATCATTATTTCCTATATAATTTGGTAAATCTTTTTTTAATATTCTAACTTTTTTTATATTTTGATCTACCATTATTCAACATCCATGGCAAACCTAAACTCTATGTAGTTGCTAGTATTAGGACTTTTTACAATTGGTAATGAATCTATATTTCTTATAACTGTATAACCTGTTAAACCATATGCTGGATTTATATTGTTTTTGCTTTCAACTCTAAGGGCATCTAATGCAACATAATAAGAACCGTTTGGAGTATTTGCAGTAACGGCACCAGTCAGTACTTGAGAGTATACCTTGATTGTGTCTACTGATTTCCACGGAAAACCCTCAGTTATGTTAATATCTTTTAATTCCTTATTAACAACAAAATATCTGTTTACATCAAAATCATAACTTGAGTCATCATTAACATGATCAACTCTTGCTTCCATTCTTGCATATGCACCAGGTGTGTTAGATGCGGAGAATTCTACAAGAATTCGAGCAGCAATTTTTGATGTATCAATGTCTGCGTCATTTCCATCTTTATTTAACACACTGAAAGCAAGTCTTAATTCATCAGAAGTAGAATATTTTGAAAGGTTTGCAGATGTTCCAGATAACTGAATAAAGTTACCAGCACCAACCAATGATCCTGTTGAACCAGAAAATGTTGAAGAGTCTCCACTCATCAAAATCATATTATTTAAAAATCTTGATCTTTCATTTTTTTCATATCTAGATGTGTTTAAAAATATCGTGTTGTCTGCATTTGTTTGAAAAATATCTAACTCTAAAGATGATCCGTTAACGGTAAAGTAATCCTTAATAACGTTTAAAATTAATGGATCGTCTAGTGGCTCTGCAACAATATTCAGGGTATTAGAACCATTAATACTCCAGTTTTCTGATTGAGTAAAAGAAAGTAAAGACTTGCTATCAGTAGAACCTAATAGTGGATTAAATCCAGCAGAGTATATTCCTACCTCAGTTATTTCATATCTTTCTTCTGTTGGTAGTTCTGCAGTAAGTACAATCTTTGATATACCGTCTTCATTTACTATACCCCTTGAAGAAACTGGTACTCTAAACATTTCAAAATCTAGTTCTGTCTTATTTGAATAGTCTGGCTTTGTACCGCTAACGTATGGCTCTAAAGGCCTTGCACCGCAACCAACAGCGATATATGAAGCATATGAGGGAACTTGACCAAGTAGGTACTTCAATATTATATTTTTGCCAGTACTAGTAATCACTTAAATCTCCTATATTATATTGTATCATAATAGCCGCTTCCACTAGTTAGTATATTTATCTCTATTTGTTCATCATCTTCAATATTAACTAGTTCTAAAACTAAATCTCCTGTTGATGATTCTATATAAACGTTTACACCATTGTTACCATTTGCAACATTTGGTATCTTTTGATCAAGAACAATTGTAAAGTTTTTAAAGTACTCATAAGATGTTTGAAAAACTGGGGCTAAGGTGTAAGAATTATAACTTTGTAATATTTTATTAGAATTGTATATGTTGTCATAAACAAGGTTAGAGCCAAACACTGTATCATTTCTATCAATATTAATAATTTCTTGTCCACCAATATCTTCAAATATTAAATTAGACATAGTCTCTATAGATACTTCTTCGTCTCCAACTATGATGTATTGCGGCTCTGCAACCTTAACCAAAGAACTATCTGATGAATTAGAGTATATTATTTGTGGTGTATTTGGAATTGAATCACTCATCTGCTACCTCATAACAATATAACTTCATTGTTGGACCCTGTGCTGATCTTGCATACTCAATATTATAAACAACAAATCTTTTATTTTCTGATGCTATAATATCTTCATTATTGGCATTTTTATAATATATGTTAACTATGTCTCCAAGTTGAATTGTTGGCATAGCAAATATTTCTAATCCAATTGCATTTTTAGGATCTATAGTTTTATTAACAATCCATCCAAGCAATGCTTCGGCATCATCTCTTGATTGTATGTATGGAGTATCCATTGTAAACTCTTTAGTGCCATATTTAGATTTGCTTATTTTTAACTTATTATACTTATCTTTAGATTCAGTATTTGACTTTATAACTTGATCATCTAAATATTGTGTTTTAATATAGTTAGAGTTTTCTTTGTAATAATCTTCAACTGTTAAAGTATGGTTTGTTGATTGAGTAAACGCAACTCCTTGAATTCTTAAATAATTACCAGATGTTTCGTCTAATGTTAATACAGTGTCAGTTGCATTAAAAATTAAAAATTCTGCACCGTAGGCATCTGGTAAAAATCCAGAAACCGTGTAACCTTTTATTTTATTAAAAGTTGGAGATATTTTAGAATATAGTGCTGGATATGCTTTATCAAACTTAATATTAAAATATGCACACTCTCTCATAATAGAACCAAACTCATCAAAATAAAAGTTGTAAGATGGAGGCTCTGAAGGGCTAATGCCAGAAAGGTACGTTGATTGTATTACAGAACTTAAAGCGTACTTTCTAAATGCATCACTAGAGGTAATTTCTTGATTATCAAATATTTTATTAAATGGTATATCTATATTTTCAGAAACATTTTTAGAATAATTGCTTCCTAAAGCAAATATGTTTTCAAACATAATTTTAGATGTTCCTCTGGTAAACAAACACATATTATTATAAACAGGAAGTGGACTTGTGTCATCAACTATGGCAACAATGTTATTATTTATATATAGGTAAAACTTTCTTGTTTGTCCAATATCTAAATATTCAACTGCTATATCATATACGGTTGGATTAGACTCTCCTGTTACCCTGTATTGTCCAGTAAAGTTACCATCATCTACCAATATGTTAGTTGAGCCAGACCATAACTTTACAGGAACAGCCATGTCTGTTGCACTATCTTTTCCTATCTTGTAAAACATTAAGTTAGCAATTGTAGAACCATTGGCATATTTATCTATGTTAGTTTCTGTTAATGCTGCAATTTCAAAATAATACCCCACATTGTTTGTAGGGTTAACCATAATTCCTAAGCCACCAGAGCCACCACCTATACTGATATTTTGAGATGGATCAGTTCCAGGAACAACGTAATATGTCATGCTTCCAACTGGTGTTTGACCTCTAACTTCATTATTTTCAACCTTACCAATAATTCTTAATCTAGTTCCAAAATGTTTAAATTTGCTGCTTAGTGGTTTATAAACATAGTTAATATAATTAATTGGTTTTTGTTCAAAGTTAAACGATGGCCCAGTCATAACCAATGCAGATGATTGAATGTTTCCAGATTTTTTATTAATTGAATTTTTATTATCATACTCTGAAGTATAAGAACTTGATAAAAAGTTTTTAATAATACCAGTTCTAGTTGTTTGTTTTGCTATGCTATCGCTAACACCTGCAGCACCAACTACAACTGTTTTATCTAATGCTTTATTTGCAAACAAATATTCAGAATACATGTTACAACTTTTTACGTTGTCTCCACTAGTCCAATATGGGTTTAATCCAGCATGATGACTTGTGACCTCTGTTTCAAATTGACCTCTTCCATTCTTTATTACATCACCATCTTTTAAAACTTTTACACCATTTACTTCTACATAATCCAATTCTGTATAAATTCTAATTAATCCAGTTGGATACATTTTTCCGTTAAAGGGTAACTGAGAAAAATAATTCTCATAATCTTCAACATTAGTTATCCAAATATTTCCTATTCCAGAAACATTATATTCAACTGCATCGTACCTAATAACCTCACCATTTGAATAAAAGTATCCATTATAGTTGCTGATCCAATATATGTTTTCTCCAAGATCAATGGTATTATTTAACAATACATTGTGACTAATTGATGGAACATCACTTGACAAAGATGATCCTAGCGGTATTGCTGCTAAAACATATGACGACATAGAAGCGGCAGACTCATTTACAGTTTTTGTATTGCCCTTTCCAGAAACTTCCCATAACAATGTTGGCTTGTATATCCAAGTTTTTTCTTTATCAATTAACGTTGCTTGCTTGATTGATCCTAAAGTTTTTTGAATATATCTAGTAGTATAATTAATTTTACCAGAATTCAAAACCTTTGTATCCACTATTGAAGCATTTAATATATTTTCTTTATTATTTATTTGATTATTTTTAGAGCCATAAAGAGTGATGTCTGATAACCTGTCTGTTATTTTTGGTACAGTATAGTTTTTGCTCATTACAACTAGATCATTTTCTTCATTAAAAAACATAGAAGATTGAGAAGATATTGCTAAATCATTTAAAACCTGTGCAATATTTTTTTCTTCATTACAAAAAAAGAAAGGAATAATAAGTTCTTGTTCATTTTCAATTTTTTTAAATATGTAATTAGAAAAACCAGCATAGTCTAATAATGTTGAAACTACAAAACTTAAAGACACATTTGTTAAAAATAAACTAGGAGCATTTATCTGCTCTAGATAAAAATATAAATCTCTTAACTCTATAGAGGTTTTACCATTCTTTACATCTGTTTGCGGTATGGCATCTGAGTATAGTTTTTTTAACGGTATATGCTCATAAATATTATTAACAGTCTCTACACTTTCATAAAAACTAAATTTAACATTATTATTTAAATAGTTATGAACAATGCTATTTGTATTGTTTTTATTAAAAGACATATCTGGATCAATTAATTCTAGGTTGCCAGTAGATGCCAAAAGTTGTCCTACTGGTAGTCCGTTTGTGCTTAAATCAGATATTGATTTATTTATTGTATAGGTAGTGACATTATCTGTTATGTCTACTAGTAGTCTAGGGGACAATTCAATTAAATCAAAGACACTATCAAACTTATTCATTGTACTTACTACAACCCTTATTCCATTTATATATTGAAATTCTTTATAAGATATGCTATTTGTACCAGCATTGTTATATGATATTACGTTTACTAGTTCTGTTACCGTCGAAGTTTTATCTATTTCTTTTTCTAGTAAGCCCCAACCATATTCTGGAATAAACAAGTCATAATCAAATCCATTATAAACACGAAGAGTTCCAAGTTGATTACCATTATTAACTAAATAAGCATGTCCATATGAAGATGTTGTTGGCAACAATGCTGTAGATGAAATAGTTTCAATTAAAGAAAAAGTGTCAATATATTTTAATGGAGTGAGTAGTCCGTATTTTAATTCAACGTGCCCATCAGATTTAATAATATTACTGCCATCTGATCTTGTAGAAGTTTCATCAAAATTAATTATATCCGTCCAAATATTATTATTAAGTATCTGAACCTTCCAGGTACTGGGAGTTGTTTGATTACTATATCCATAAAATGGATCAGTTATACTTTCAGACACTGTTGAAAATGGACCTAAATCAATTTCTCCAATATTTGTTTGCATCTTAATAACAATTCTATTAACTGGAATACTATCTTTATACACCACAAACGGCGATGCATCATCTATATAATTTTTATTGTTTGAAATATTTTTAGCAATACCTCTTTCAATGTTGTCTTCTGTTCTATAAGAACTCCAATATTTAAAATAATCTCTTTTATCTGACATATAATATCTTGGTCTATTAGCCAAGTAAGAATTTGAATTATGAAAATATTTATTATTAAAGTATTGTATTTTATTTATTCCAGATCTTGGTCTAAATTTATTAAAACAATCTTCTAAAGAAAATAACTGCCCTTCTTTTTCTTTAATAGATGTAAAAAGTTGTGGTTCATCTGAGTCATCATATCCACCATCTACTACTATGTCAGCATTAGTTGCATCTGTATAAAAGTTGCCACTGTCATTAGGATCATAAAAATTAATAATATTTTTATATTTAGATGAACTTTCTAATGGACGATGTCTATAGTTTCCAATCTTAAATAAGTTTTCTGCATTATTAAAATTCCATTCTGCTAAAACTAATCCTTTAATGTTTACACTTTCAGATCTTTCAAGAACTCCTCTAATGTTGTCATTTTCAAACATTATACTTCTTCCAAAGATATAGTTACGTCCCACAAGTCGTGTGTATTAGAACCTCTTTTGTTTACGTTATATGAAAAATCAGATATAAAAACTTCTTTAACTTCTTGATATTCATTAAGCCTTCCCATTACGTTATCTTGTCCTTGAAAAGCATTATATTTATCATAAGCAAGAAATAAATAAAATGATCTAGGACTTTCTAAGTACCAGTTTAGTAATTCATTTCCTCCCGCTCCACCATCTACTGTGTATCTTCTTAGTTCACTGTCTTCTTTTCCAGTTGTTGTATTAAAATTTATAGTATTATCAAAAGATCTAGATGGTAGGTTTTGCCAACTTATAGTAAACACACTCTTGTCTGCAATAAAAAATGATCTCATCTTTCCATTTATAGTTCTTTCTCTTTGTTCAAGTCTGTTATATTTAACATCTATAGCACTGCGATTATGATCTGATAATATTAAGAAAATACCATCTGCTAGATTTCCAATCTGGGTAGGATCAGTTCCTATTTCATATCCAGATGGCACATGTGTTGGACCATTTGTACCTGATAATAATGTTCCAGGATTATTTGAAAACAACAGTGCTTGTGGTCTACTATATTTTTTTCTACCAGCAAGGTAATTTAAAGTTGCCATTATATTCTATTCCCCTTGATTCTTTGAGAATCTATTTGCTTAATCTGCATCATTACCGTTCTAGCAATCTCGTTAGGGTTTGCATCAGATTTAACATTAACACTCAAGTTATAATTATACACTGAAGATGATGAAGGGTTATCACCTTTATTAATTGCCCTTAAGTTATCTACCCCGAATTTATCCACACCATATTTACTTACAATAAATTCACCAGGAGTTAGCATTGCTGGCACGGTATCAGTTCCAATTGCAAATCCCCCTGAAGCAAACTTAGAAATCATACCACCCATAAAATAACCTTTTCCACCAGATGGTTTTAATGAAGTTGTTTTTTTATTTGATATTGGTGCTAACGTTGGACCCTTTGATCCCATAACTCCAGAAGAGTAGTTAGTTCCACTTACAGCACTTCCATAAAATCCAGATCCAACAAATGGTTTGTATGCACTGCCTGCTGAAGTTGGAGTTGGTTTTGGTTTTGGTTTTGGTTTTGGATCTACTCCTGGATCTACTGGTGGTGCTGGTGGTCCTGGATCAACAAATGGAGTAAATGTCATTTTAGACATGTCTTGCATTGTTCTAAGAATTTCATCATAGGTATCTCTTATCCCCTGAACTACACCAAGAGATGTGTTTAATGCATTTGTATATTTACCTGTTGCTGCTTCGGCACCTTCAATTCTAAGTTTTTGCTCTTCCCATTCAGACTTAGTCATATTAGCAACTCTAAATACTTCAGTTACTGCTTTAATTTCTTCATTAATAAGATCAACTTTAACTTGTGCTAATCTTGCCTGCTCTTGCAAAGGTGCAATAGTGTCTTGATCAATTCTATAATTTTGTTCCTTTAATAGTTTTACCTTTTCTTCTAGTTGGTCTCTAGTTAAACCATTAGCACTTAGTCTACCTATTTGTGCATCCCTAGATGCTTCCATTCCAGTTCTTTGTTGATCTATTGCATCTTGAGCATTTTGAGCACGAAGTTCTTGTGCTGCTCTTGCTGCAGCGTATATATCTCCTTGAGACAAGGCTTCGGCAAGTGATATTCTACTTTTTTCTTGTCTAGATATTACTTCATTAATTTTAGAAATTTTATCAAGTGCTGCAAATTGTTTATCATACTTTTCTGTAATTACTTCTGCTTGATCACTAATACTCTTTAATCCATCTTCATATTTAGAAATTTGATAATTATTAGTATCTTGAATGTTTCTTGCTAACTTAATTTGTTTATTACTATTATCAATAATTAACTGTTGTGCATTAAGTTCGCCTTTTCTTTTTTGTTGAATTATTTTTTCTTGTATATCAAAAAGTTTCATAGCAGCATCGAATCCAGGATCAAAAAGACTAGAATATTGTTTACTTGCCATTCCTGAATCAAATATTGCTTTAAGGCTTAGTTGTTGTTCTTTAACTAATTTAAGAACATCTGCTCCTTTTGCTTGTGCCACCGCTGCTGCAAACGAACTATCTTTTATTGCATCATAGGCACCTGCAAGAGACATCCCAGACTTAGTTAATATGTTAAATGCAATTGCTTGATTTTTACTATCTGTAGCACTCTTTCTTTGATTTTCTACATAGTCACCAATTGCAATACTGTTAAGAGACTGTTGCAAAACCTTTATATCTTTAAACATTGATTTGTATTTATCATAATCTTCTGGGGATAATCCAGTGATGAAATCAATAGTATTTTGTCCAGCACCTTCTCCTCTAAGTTTTTGTGCTAAGCCACCAAACCCTAGTGTTTCTTTAGCAAGTTTCTTTAACGCGTTTCCTGAGTCGTTCCAGCCCATTGTCATTTCTTGTGTGGCTTTTCTTACATCTCTTAGTTTCTTTACTATGTCGTCTAATGGTGACCCTGTTGGTCCACCGCCATTATTGGGATCTTCTGTTTCTGCTGCTGATGCTGCTGTATCTGCCATTTTTGCTTCTGTTACCTTATATCCACCATAACCAATAAAATCTTCAATTGTTTTTCCTGCGTTACCCGCTTGCAATAACCAATTCTTATAAGCCTTAACAAATGTAGGATCTCCTTTAAGATTTAACAGTGCTGTTGAAGCAGCCAAGAAGTCTCTTCTTTGATCTTCTGGCATCATTTCCCAATCTTGACCTCTTGCTACAAGTTCGTCAAGTGCTTCCTGTCCAACTATCTCTGCTGCAAAACCTATAGTTAATTCTTCGCCACTTTTATTATTTATTTTTTCTAACATTGCAGAAATTTTTTCAGATGCCCCAGAACTTTGTGCATAGTCTAACAATATTGGAACATTTACTCCCTCACCAATACTAGACAGTTGGCTAATGGCATTAAAGGCCTCCAACTGTTTTCTTGATTCTTCTGGAGTTTTTGTTTTAAAACTAACTATAAAATCTAAGGCTTTTTTTGAATCATTAAATTTATTTGATAAAGCATAAATTAAATCTGCATCTTTGCCACCAACAATTGGCATAATGTTTAAAATCTTATCTATATCTTTTCCATCTGTAAATTTAGTTAAAAGGTCCGCTACTGTTTGTGGATTTAAATCTTGACTAGCCATGCCTAATTCTATATTTAATTTTGTTGCTTCACTTACTTTTGATTTATTTAATTTTGATTCTGTTTCAGCAGCAAGTACTGATAAGAAAGGGCTGTCTTTATAAACTTGTGTTATTGATTCTTGTGCAGCAGTCCTCATTGCTTTAATAGTTGAGGGATCTGCACCTTCTAATCTTTTTTGTATAACATCATAACTTATCTTACTTTCATCTAATAATGCTGCTCTCTTTTTATCTCTTTCCAATATTAATTTATTAACTTCATTAAGATCTCCAGCAATTTTTGCAGCCTCTATTTTTTTGCTATACTCTACTTCTGTTACATCTAACATTTGTTGTTGAGTTTCTAGTAAGTTTTTCATTCTTGCAAAAACTGTAGCACCAGATTCATTAGAACCATAATTAACATTAACTTGACGGCTACCATTTGTAAAATTAGTTTTAGTTTGTGTTGCACCAAGAAGTTTATTTCTTTGTTCTTGAATAAGATTAGTTTGAATTGTTATGCCATCTTTTAATACATTTTCTCCATCTGGACCTAACATACTAATAAGTTTTGTGTTAACAGCAATAGAGAAATCATAATCCTGTATTGCATCTCCAATGTTTGCGGCTATGCTACGTGCTTGTTTATAATTTAATGCCCCAGATACAACTGATCCAATAAGTTGATTGGACAAATCTGATATAGCACCTTCTTTACCAGATTTAGAAATTGTTTTTTGAATTGACTCAACTCTTGCTTTTCCTTCTTCTGATGCAACAAAACTTTCACCAAATGTTGTTTTACCTGTTTTTATTGCAAAAGGAGATGAGAAGTTGGCACGTCTTCTGTTCATTATTTCTGTTGCTGTTACAGTACCAGCAAATTTAGAAAATTCTTGCATAGGCTTTATACCTGTACCCATTGAATCAATAAGTTTTAAGGTAGCCTTCATTTCGTCTTTCTTTGCTTTATTTAATTTAAATATACCAAAAGCAAGTAAACCTATTAATGATACAACTGCTGCAAGTGGGGCAGACATCATTCCAAACAACATAGAAATCATCATTATTGGACCCATTAGTTGTTGTGCTGTATCTCCAACCTTACCGCCCATCATAGATGCTCCCATGACTGCTGTAGATGCTGCCATACCAATCATTCCAGCACGTGGACCTTTCGCAGCACCTGCAACCTTACCTTTACCACCATTGCCGCCACCACCACCAATAATCATTTGATTTTGTTTGGCTAATTTTTCTTGTTGTCTTCTAATTGATTTATCTGCTGCTGTAATACCAGTTGATTTTCCATATAAATAATTTGCTGATTGTGAAGAAGAAATACCTGATACTCCTGCTTGTCCAAGTTGGCGACCTGCTCTTTGAAAATCATCAACAGATTCTTGCATTCCAACAATTGCACCTTGTGCTCCGTCTTGTGCGGCTTTACGCATTTTTTTAGATGGTGATTGGTTTTGAAATGTTTCATTCATTCCTTTTTCTGCCGCTAAAAATAATGATTGGGTGGCTTTTGACGATTCATACCTAACTCTTTTTGCTGCAGCAGCATAACCTGTAGAATTTTCTCTTGGATCTGCTGGTCTAAAGGAATCACTTTTACTACTGTACCTTGCTATCTGTTCACCTTTGTATGCTACTCTTACGCCCCCTTTGGGTCCTACAATATTTTGAAACTCGCCAGTTGCCAAACCCCTTCTTACTAAATCCGCTTTTGGAAGGGTTCTTATTTGTCCAACTTGTTGTGATGCATTATTTAATGCTGTTGCTGCTTTTTTAGATGAATCATCTAATAACATAAATTCTTTTATAACTTCTTTTGTTGCTCGTGCAAAAACTTGATCTGTTACAGTTCCTTTTGACAACTGAATAGTTCTTTTTCCAATTTCATCTTCTAATCTTTGAAGTGCAGCAGTTGCATTTTTATCTGCCATATCTAATCCACCAAGTTTAGCCGATAAATTAAATTTTCCAGAATTTGCAGCATAACCTTGTTTAAAGTCTGCAACGCTTGCTCCGCTTGGTGATTTCATTTGTTGATTTAAAACTCCTGGTAATTTTGCAACAAGATTAGAAACAACACTAATCATTTGAGGAAATTTTATAGCAAATTCTCGAAATTCTGCAGACGTAGTTTTTAATGCTTGTACGTATTGTGGAGATCCAGTTTCAAATGGCATACTTGCATGTGCATTTTGATATCCTATAGCAAACCCTGGTATGTTATCAGCAATCATTCCACTAATTAATGGTGCATATTTTTTAGCCATTGGTGCAGGAATTACTGCTTCTTTAGGAGAAAGCATTGCTGGAACTTTATCTCCAGTGCCACTACCTGGAACACTTACCACACCTTTTGCATAACCCTTTGGTTGTTGAGCAGTACCACCTTTACCTCTAACAGCACCTAAACCAAACATGCTTTGTGTTGCTATTGCTTGTTGATATGCTGTTGATAGATTTCTAACTGCTGCTGCTTCTGATGTAAATCTTTGTGTTAATCTCATATGTGCTTGATCTAATGATGCGGCAACTGATGCAGCCCTTAACTGTTCTTGTGTTAAATAACTGGTTTGCTCGCCTAAATGTTGAGTAGAACTTCCAGTTTTATTAAATAATGATTTTACTGCAGTAAAGCCTTTAATTATATTTGCAATACCGTTAGCCAACAAACCAAATGACATTAATGCTAATGGACCTATACCTGCTAACACTGCTGTTAATAAGACCATTACTTTCTTTGTACCGTCTCCAAAATTATTAAAGTTTTCAAATACATTACCAAAAAATTTAACAATTGGAGTTAAGGCTTTTAAGAATTCTGCACCAACAGGAGCAATTGCTGTTTTAAGATCTTGAACTTCTTTCTTAAATTTATACAAAGGAGAATCTTCTACCTTTTTTAATTCTCTTTCAGATAAAATAGCCAACTCTTCTGTAGTTGCTTGTGTTAATTTAGCAACTGTTTGAGCCTGGCTTCCTTCTTTAATAACATTTTGAAACAATGTAGAAATACGAGCAAACTGAAACTTGCCAAATAACTGTTCAATTGCTTGAGCACGTTTTAATGGTTCTAGTTGATCAAATGCTGTAGCCATACCAATAACAAGATTTCTTACATCACCTTTATTTGCTTCTACAATACCCTTAATATTTATACCCATTTTGCCAAGTGATTTTGCTGCCTTGTCAGTTGGGTTAATCATAGATGCAAGACCAGACTTAAGTGCGTTGGCACCTTCTCCAGCCTGAATACCGCCTTCACGCATTGCTGTCATAAAGAATGCTAAGTCTTGAACATCTCCACCAAGTTGTTTAATTACTGGTGCTGCTTTAGGAATTGCAGTTGTTAAATCATCAATGTTTAAGATTGTTTGGTTTTCAACAGCGTTTAAAAAGTTGATGTCTTCTGATAATGCTTTAGTTTCTTTTCCAAATGCCGATGTTAAAGAAATAATAGTATCAAGAGATTTTTGTTGATCAATTCCACCAAGTACGGCTAACTTGTTTGCTTGTCTTACCTGTTCTAGTAAATCTGTTCCCATTTTACCTGTTGCTGCAACATCTGCAGCCATTTTCATTGTGTCTGCTACTGCTACACCATATTTAGTAAACTCACTTGCAAGTGCTTGAACATCTTTTAATGCTTTTGCTGTTTCTGTGTTTGTTGTAAAAATATCACCATAAACACGTTTAAATCTAATTGCTTGTTCTTCTAAATCCATAAATGTTTTTGCTGCAACAGAACCAAAATATAATAACGGTACTGTAAAACCAACCATAAGTTGACGACCAGCCCACTGTGTATTTTTACCAAAGTTT